CGGCCCGCAGGGCAAGCAGGGAATACGGGGAGCGCAGGGATTGCAGGGTCCGCAGGGGCCGGTCGGCCCGCAGGGTGCCAGCGGTGTGACGGCGCCGGCTTCCGGATTCTTCACACTGCAGGTCGACCCGGACGGGGACCTGTACGTCGTGTATGCGGATACGGCCACCGCGTCAGAAGCTCCCGTCTCCTACGATCCGGTGACGGGCGACCTGTACTACATGATCAATGACGGAAAGTAAGGAGCGCATATGACGAAGATTCTGCTCGGCAACGTCAAGGGCCCCAAAGGCGATACCGGACCGCAAGGCAAGCAGGGAGTGCAGGGGCCGCAGGGTCCTGCCGGCGCCATTGGCGCGCCCGGGGCCACCGGGGCGAAAGGAGAGGCCGGACAACGCGGCGAGACCGGGTTGCCTGCCTTGATCGTCACACGCATGCTAGCCGGATATTGGACGTCCGCATGTTCGGATTTTGACTGGCGGGCGTTCGGTTTCAACCGTGCCCCGGTCGTAGGCGAATACTTCTTTGCCATGACCGATGGCGGCAGGAACCTGATGTACGCGCGGATCGCAGCCATCGGGAAAAACGTGACGTTCGAACCGGTTTCCAACACAAGCCTCGTCGGTCCGAAGGGCGACAAGGGTGAGACGGGCATGAGCGTAAGCCAGGCGTTCATCGCCGCCCACCCGGTCGGCTCCCTCTATTGGACCGCCGCCGCAACGGATCCGGGAACCACCTACGGTGGCGCTTGGAAGGAATGCAATACCGTCCTTCCGGGACACATCTACCAGCGTACGGCCTGAAAGAGAAAGGAACATCCAATGGCACGAACCACGAACATCACCAGATACACTTGCGACCGGTGCCACGCCTCCGCGTACCTCGCCGACGGTGATCCACGTACCTCCAGCGACTGGCACGACATCACGCACACCACCGTCGACGGGGTCGCGCAGGGCGCGCTCGTCTGTACCGCATGCTGGCAGACGTTCAAAGCGCTGGCGGCGACGCAGGATGCCGCCTATGCCGCATATCTCAACAATACGACAGATAGGAAGGGATGAGCATGACCATGAATCTCATCACCGGCAAGGCCGGCGTTCCGCACATCACATCCAGCGATCAAGGGGCCTTGCAGGCGGGACTGGTCGGGAACGGCAACTACCTGCTGCAAGGCGGCGACGGTAAATTCCCCGCCGTGACCATGCAGTCGGCGAACAAGGCGCTCGTTCCGGTCCTTAACCTTGTGATCGAAGGACGATACGCGCGCGTCACCGCGGCGGAGACCGTTACGATCGAAAGCGGAGTCACGGGACAGAACCGCAACGATCTGATCTGCGTGAAATACATGCGAGGTTCGGACAATATCGAAACGATCGCGCTCGCTGTGTTGAAGGGTGCCGTCACCAGTGGCATGGCGGTTGATCCCACGGTTCCGTCGGGTAGTATCCTGAACGATTCCGGTACCGTGTGGATTCCGATCGCCCGCGTTCCGATCAGTGGCGTCGCCGCTGGGACTCCTGTCATGCTTGTCAGGCAGTTGCCTCCGATGAGCCGACTGTGGGATTCCGTGACCCAGACTTTGATTGAATCACGGTATGGTACCGTGACCGGCGTGAAGTCTGGCAAGATCGCGCAGATTGGCGTCAATTGGGAAAGCGCGAGCGCTGACTCGTGGGGTGGTGGACAGTTCGGTACGATTCCGGAGGGTTGGAGGCCTGCGGTCGTCACGCATGGTACGTGGTCGGGGCGTGATGGTGGCAGCCAGCGTGATTTCATTCTGGAAACGAATGGCATTTTCCGTTATGTCAATTGTGGTGCGGTGCAGAACAGCGGCGCGTTTTCCGGGACGATGACCTACGTTCTCGCCTGAATGGCTTTCCGTAATCCAGTTATGGAAACCTTCGTACATGAACGGCGGATTCGCTCTATGTCGTGTCGGACGTATCGTCACGATCGACGGCAATGTCAAGTTCGACGTCGGTGGACGGCAGAACTGTTCGACGGCGAATGAGACCGTCCCGGAAGCGTTCCGTCCGTTCGCCGGCCAGAGCATCATATCGTTCCCGTCCTGCGGTTTTCAGCCTGTTTGTCATGTGTGATGGGGGGGTGCGGATGTTTGGCGGTCCGAGATCCGCTTGCTTCACGGCGCATGGCTGTCGGATGGCGTTGCGATGGCTTTCCGTGGCCTTCACTGCTGCTTTTAGGTTTCGGGACACAGGATCGTTTGTTGGCGTCCTATATGGTGGATCCGACACGATTGCCGTCAAGGGCAAGCATGCTGTATGTCGATTTGGGTTCTTTCAAATCAACCGTCGACGTTTCGAACTATAGGGTCTGGTCATATCGGTCGGGGATGCGTCCATCGGCTACGATTGGATTGGGGTGTGTTGGGTCAGGTCTTGCGGGTCCGTGCTGCGACAGGCGGGCGGTTTGGAATCCGGATGGCAGTATTGCGTTACTTGGCGGGGTTGGCGGGGAGGACGTTCTGATGCGGCGTTTTTCCATGCCGATTCCTAGTGGAGTGACGTTCTCTTGGACAGGTGGCGTCGTGATACGGCCTTCGATCTTTTTTCCGGTTTGCGTTTGCTGTCATCTTTTCCGAGGATCGCAAGGCGATGGTGTGCTGCGCTGCCTGCGCTTCGATGCCATGCGATCCGATGCTCGAATTGGATATTGCGGCGTAATGTGTCTCGGATGCCGTCTCCAAGCCGGCTGGGAGTGTGAGGATCTGTGGCACCTCCCGCTCTTTCGCCGTGTTCCAGTCGGCGTTGAGGCGATTGGCGTGGGATGCGGCTAGAAGCATCCTGCCGGCCAAGGCGGTGCGGTAATCCACTTTTTCCGGTTCGTGTTCGATCTGGTGAGGGTTACGGAAAGCTACGCGGTTCCGATGATGAGTCTCTTTTTCATGCCCGCTGCAGGCTTCTCAGCATGGACGAATCGGGGTGGAGATGGTAGCGGGCGGTTGTCTTGATGTCGCTGTGACCGAGTTGTCGTGCGACCATTGAGATGTCGGCTCCCGCAGCGATTGCCAGGATGCCGAAAGGTGTGCCTGAGGTTCCTTGGCGGCATGCAGGAGAGTTTTCATGCGTTGGCGCCATGACGTGTGATGGGCTGTCACCTGGTTGGCGTTCGGATCGGCGGCCAGGTGGCCGGTTCTGCCGTGGCGCAATTGCGTGAGCCGTTTGGCTGCGGACCGTGGCAGTGCGACCGTCCGTCGGCTCTGGCCGGTCTTCGGGTCGGTGACCGTTTCATGTCCGGCGGCCCATTGCATTGGCCTTTTGACGGTCACGGTTCCCGGGGCGTAGATCCAAGTCGGCCCATGCAATGCCGACGGACTCGCATCGGCGTAGTCCCGCGCAGGCGGAGACCGATAGCCAGGTTTTTTCGACGCGTGACCGTAGGAGCCTTTGAGCGGCCGTCTTGCCTGTCTGGCGTCGGGCATGTGCGGCTCATGCCGCCGCAGGTGCGGCGGTCTGATTTCACGACGTGTCACGTCATTGTCGGTGACTCCCCTTGCGGTAGGCGAGTCGGAGTATCGTCCGCAGCACGGTCCACGCCTTGCGTGCGGCGCCGGCCTGGTCGAACGGGCCGGGCCGCTCCTCGATGTCGTTCGCGGTGATCGGCTCCATGTCGACGTCAGCCCCTTTTTCGGCTGGATGTGGCAGCGGTAGGCCGACTCGTAGCCCACCCTCGTGCATTCGCGGAGCTTCCCGCAGGAGGGCCGCCGGACCTCATTCGCAAACGTTCCCGACAACATTTCAACCTCCAAAATCCCACACGTGGCTATCGCGGCTTCCAACGGTAGCCACGTGTGGGATTTTCCTTTCGGAAGGATTCCCAATGAGCCAGGAAACCATCGTCGCAATCGTTGTCGCCATCATCGGCAGCGGAGGCAGCGGCGTGTTCGTCACCTGGATTCTGAACAAGGTCGACCACCGTCATGATCCACTGCATGAGGGCGTCAGGGAACTGTTGTTCTGCAAACTCGAGGCTCTGCACCGTCAGATGGTCGATGCAGGTGGTGTTGCGAGCATTCCGTTGAAGCGAAGCGCGGAACGAATATATGCCGCTTACCACGGTCTGGGCGGCAATGGGACCGGAACCTCGATGATCCAAGACATACGTGACGCGCATATCGCGAACACAGATTGAAAGATTCAAAAGATTTCCACACCGTCCGTACAAGGCGGACGGTACGGGCAAAGGAAAGGAGAGGAATTGAACATCCTCAACAAAGGCAAGCCGAGACACAAGCGCATGAATCCACGCCGACAATGGCGTAAGCTGCTGGCCGCGCTCACGGTCGCCATCTCCATGGCTGTCGCGCCGGCCGCGATGGCCGACATGAACGGGTACGACATCTCGAACTGGCAGTGCGGCATCGATACCGCGACCGTGCCGGCAGATTTCGTCATCGTCGGCACCACATGGGGGTCCGGCGGCGTGTATGGTGGTTGCCTGTCCAACGGCGTCAACACCGACGCGAACCGTCAGCTCGCCGGCGCCGTCAACAGCGGCAAGGAGACCGGCGTCTACCATTACGCGCGCGGCGGCAACCCCGAGACCGAGGCCAGGTTCTTCGTTGACAACGTGCGAGGATATATTCGCAAAAGCGTGCTGATCCTCGACTGGGAGGCGCAGGACAACGCCGCCTGGGGTGACAGGCAGTGGCCGCGCAGGTGGGCGCGCGAGGTCAAGCGTCTGACGGGCGTGAACCCCATCATCTACACGATGGACTCCGGCTATTGGCAGGTCGCGGGCATGGAGACGGAATTGAACTGCGGCATCTGGATCGCCCAGTACGCCACGAACATGGTCACGGGTTACCAGACTGCGCCGTGGAATATCGGCGCGCGCGGCGAGGTGATGCGCCAGTACACGTCCAATGGCAGTCTCAGCGGCTGGTCTGGACGACTCGACCTGAACAAGTTCCGTGGCGACCGTGCGGCATGGCGCAAGTACGCGAACCCTGACGGCAAGGGTGCGGCGGATCTGCCGAGCGTCAAGCCGAAACCTCAGCCCACGACCGTTCCGACGGTCGACCTGGACGCTTTGGCCGTGCGCACCATCCGCGGCGATTTCGGCAATGATCCGGCCCGCAGGCAGGCGTTGGGCGGCAATTATGCGGCGGTCATGCAGATCGTCAACAGTCGTCTCGGCGGAGGTTCCGGCGGAACGGCCGTCACGGGTTCGCGTAGCGTCGTGGTCCGTTCCGGCGACACCATGAGTGCGATCGCCGCGAGGACCGGACTCCAGCCGGTGTCCGCCTGGCGTGTGCCGAGCGGTGACGTCAATCGGATCTATCCGGGGCAGACCGTCACCTATGGCGGCGCGTCCGCGTCCACCGCTTCGAGCGTGGTCGGAGGCCATGTGGTCCGTTCCGGCGAAAGCCTGTGGAGCATCTACGGTTCCGGCTGGCAGTCGGCTGCCGCACGCAATGGCATCCGCAGCCCATACGTTATCCATCCCGGACAGTATCTGCGTTGAAACTCCCGTTTCCACGGCTTTGAGCGTTGTGGAGACGGTTGCCGTAATGTTTAAGGAGGTGAAAAATGGGTGAATCCAATGGCCCGCAATCCGATTACCTGCTGTCGGGCAGGGTGTACGACATACTCAAGTGGTTCGCGTTGATCGCTTTGCCGGCCGTCGCATGGCTCGTCGGAGCGGTCGGCCCGCAATGGGGGCTGCCGTACTGCGGCGAACTCGTTACGACCATCAACGCGGTCGGTTTGTTCGTCGGCGCGCTCATCGGCGTGAGCCAGCTTACGGCAGCCAAGCCGGACGGTTCCGACGGAAAATAGGTGTTGCGCCTGTTTCAGGCCTGACGTTTAACCGTGGGTGGTTCGTACCCTCATGTGACATGCGCCCCTCTCTCAGCATTGCTGGGGGAGGGGCTTTTTTTTATTCCGCATGCAAGCCGCGTGCGAAGACCGTCGCGTTGCGTTCCGTACGGTCATAGCCGGCCACATTTTTACAGGATGGCAAAAGCGTTGAAATGCCAACGTTTTTCAATCTCCAAACATTCTGTCAAACCAAACCTGGAAACCATCGGATATGACAGAATGTCGCAGGCTCAAAATCCTGTCAGCCCGACCGGAGCCCTTGGAGGCATTAGGTTTTCAAGGGCTTGTTTTTTTTCGTCGGGAACAATCCGCATGCGAATGCATGCAAACGCGGCGGCATTTTCCATGCCCGATTTCGCGCGAACTTCGCGCTCGCGGGGGGGGTTCCGGTCGCGTCGGCCATGTCGTCCGGGACACGAAGCTCCTGACGAGGATCGCGGTGGCGTCCCCGCCTGATGTCGTCTTCCATGGGCGTGGCATGTTCCTGCGTTTCGGCGAGCCTGGCGGACCGCTTTCGCCTTCTGCACGCGTCTGCCGTCCTTGACGGTGCTCCGATGGCAACGCCGGCGCATCCCGATTCCATGACGGCTTTTACGCCGCTTCTCGGGCATATTGGCGTTCGTCGGGTCGCGTGAGTTCGTCAAAGAGCGTTTGGCCGCGCGATTCGGCGGATTGCCGTCATCGTCATTCTTGGGCCACGGATCGTCAATGGTCGCTTTCATGGCGTTTCTTCCCCCATGTTCTTCACCCCGGCGTTCGCGGCATGCAGGTGGCCGGGGTCGTTTTTTATAAGGGATCCGAAGGGGTATAAGGCTCTATAAGCATGTATAAAGGCGTATGGCTGTTGCATGCGCATGCGGGGATCATGAGGCGGCTGCCGGCAGTTCCGTCGGCGTCTGCGCCGTCACGTCCGATTCGACCGCCATCGGCCACGCCGCGTCCTCATGAATCTCCTCGGCCATGCCGTAGTCCGCCGGACTGATCGACGCGAGCGCGGTCTCCCTACGATGACGGCGCTCGCATTTGACCCCGTATTGGCTGCCATGGCGGGGGTCGTGGTGTCTGGCATGGGTGGGCTCGTGGCACAAGGTGCAGCGGCGTTGGAATCCGGCCAGCCGTCCGTCGAGGATGATGGGACGGAGCGGATCGTAGTGGATCCCGCACCTGTCTCCGGCCGGCCGGCGTTCCTCCACTCGCACGCCCAGCGTCTTCTACCAGGACGCCAAAATGTGGCGTCGTTCACCGTCCGGTTCCGTCCAATCCCTTGGCGAACCTGTCGAAATCGTTTTCTCGTGCCGCATCCCGCTTGTGGAACTCGTCGAGGGCCTTGCGTCTCGTCTGCTCGTGTCCACGGTTGCCTTTGCCTTCCGGCAACGGCATGCCCGACAGGGGGAATGTACCGGTCGATCGGCGTGGCGCATTCCTCCATGCCGGTGGGGGCGTGGTTCAGTGCTCGTGCCTCCACGAGGTCCGGCAGGCCGGTGTCGAGCGTGTTCAACGCCTTCATCTCGCGTTCGTTCGGATGGTTCTTTGCCACGGTCACGTCCGTGGACCGTGGATGTCCTTTCGGAGCGCCCTTCCGAGTGGTCAAATCCCATGTTCGGCTTGCCGGCGTCCACACGATCCGTGACGATTCCGGCGGCGGTCTGATGGGTGACGGCGTAGTGCATCTTGTTCCGGCGGCTGGCGGAGAGGTCCCTGGCCGTCTGCGAGTTCGGGTCATAGTCGTAGCCGACCTCGCCGAACAGGTCGATTTTGCCTTCTGCCGGAGCCGACGCTCGCTGGCGCGGATGTCGCGGATGCGGTCGGGCGGTTCCTCGAAAATAGTCGTCTCCGAACGGTCCGCCGTTCTTGAGCATGTCGTCGTCGAGGGCGAATCCCTTGACGATGTGTTCGCGTAGGATGCCGGTGGCCCATTGGCGGAAATCGCGTGGCCTGTCTGCCGTTGACGCGGTATCCGACGGCGATGAATCGCGTCGAGATCGTAGAAAGAGATTTCTCTTGATGCCCGGCGAGAGCCTTCTTGTCGAACTATTCGGGATTTCCGAATGGTTGACGTCTCTGTCGGTTCGCCGGATGAGAGGATGTTTTCAAATGCTCGTTGATGGTCGGCACGGTGACATTGAACAATTCCGCCATTTTCCGCTGTGTGAGCCGGAACGTCTCCCGCCGGTACGTGGCTTCTGCCGGTACGTTGCGCCCGTCCTCTTGGCAGAGGATCATCCGGCCTTCCTGCGGTTCGTCCGCCATGCCTGTCTCCCTTCCGGTTCCACGACCGTCTTGTTGACGTCAACAAGACGGTCTGTCGTTGATGTTTCCGACGGTTTTGAACTATTCGGCTATTTCTGATGGTTCGATCCGCGTATGACGTGCGCAGGCACGGTTTCTTGGGGTTCCCGCCTTGGGCGGCTTGCTGAGCCTGTCGTTCACTGCTTGGCGGTCTTCACCACTGTGGTGGTGCCCATCGCGGTGGTCTCCCAGCTGACGCCGTTCGTCTTGGTGTAGGTGAAGTCCTTGGTGGCGTCCTGCGAGCCGAGCAGGGACGCGTGCATCGCCGCGGTGTCTCCCTGGCTCGTCCATTTCCAGTCGCCGGCCTTGTCGGGCGCATTGTAGGAGCCTTTCCAGTACAGGCTCTTCGTATCGCCGTTGTCGCCGACCCATTGGATGGTGATCGTGTCGGCCGTGATCTCGGCCTCCATCCAGGAATCCGTGCTGCCGGGGTTGGTCTGTTTCCATGTGCCGGTCAGATCCGCGGGCTGTTCTGCGGGCTTCTGTTCTGCCGGCTTCTTCGTTGTCTGCGATTGGCTCGTGCTGCCGGCGTCGGCGGTTTTGGCGTCGCTGGCGTCGCCGCATGCGCCAAGCCCGAGGATGAGCAGACCGGCGACGGCCGTTGCGATTGTCTTCCTATACATGGTTTCCTTCTTTCCTTGGCTGATTCGCGTTGGAAGTTCGGTCTCTTGGCGTTTCCGCTTCGAGTGTCTTGTTCGGATCCTTGTCCGCTGTTACATCATAGTCTTCGGGGTGCGCGGCGATGCGGTCGATGGGATCGTCGGCGGTTCTGGGGTTCGCGCTCGCGGGCTTCGTAGGCGCGGGCGGCTTCGCTGGAGATCGGTCCACAGGCTGCCGCGGCCAGTGAAAAGGGCGTCCGGAAGCCCGAAGGGCGGGGCGGGTCCGTCCGGCTCGCTGATCGCCCGGCTTCTTTTGCCGGGTACCCGGTCGCCGGTATGGCCTTTTGATCGTCCTTCGGGGGCCTTTGGGTGGGGTCGGCCTGGGTGATGCCGTTGGCTTTTCCGTTGCTTGGCTGATATGTTTGCGGGTCGCCGGATCGGCGCGTGTTGTGCCGCTGTCCATGGCGATGACCGTATCCGAACCTTCGGGAAGTTACATTTTTACACCGTTCGGCGTGTTGAATTTGCCATACGGAATATTCGGGAGTACATTGAAAGCATGTTCACCGAACATCCGGTAAACGTCGAACAAAGTCCCGAACATTCGGGGAAAGGAGGTGATGTGACAAGCAATGAATACGTGACACAGGCAATAAAAGTCAGGATGGCCCGACTCGGAACCACCCAATCCGGCGTCGCCGACGCAGCTGGAATCAATCGGGTCGTCATGAACCGATATATGCGCAACCAACGGGAATGGCCGATCCGCGTTCTCGACAAGATCGCCCCGGCATTGAAATGGCAAGACGGTCTTGACATCTTCATCGCAGCGAAATCAGAAGAAAAAGAACCGCGATCGGCGCTCGCCGAATCATGAATCGAAAGGAGAATCCGAAATGAGCATCAACATTCCGGCCGAAACGCCACCCGAACCACCGAAAGCGAGCACCGTCATGCTCGGCATGAGCGGATACGCGGTCCGCATCAGTCCGAAAGGCGGGGCCCAACTCGTGGAACTCCTGCCCGACAGCGCCTGCACGCTCGCATACATCACCGCGGGCGAACTCGAGACATTCGACTACCAACTCCACAACGAAACGGGAGGCACCAGATGAACGACGACGGTTCCCATATCAAGGACCGGAAGGAACGCGAGACGAAACGGCCGAACTATCCGCTGCGCAGGGTCAAGTTCCTGCTCGCGACCGTCGGCCTCGTCGCCAGCGTGACGCTCATGCTCACCTGGCATGGCGGCAGCCACGCGGGCGCGCTTATGGTCGAGGGCGTGTATCTCGCCACCGCGTCGTGGCTGGTGGTACGGTTCGCGCCCAGGGACGACGGCATGGAGGAGGACAGTGATGCCTAGCGGCGCGGCCAGCATCCAACTGCACGCGAAGTACGCTCCGGTCAACCGTGGCAGCATCCGCTACGGCGCATCCCGAAGCCACGGCCACCACACTCCACCGAAGACATGGAGCCAGGAGACCGGCATCGACCTCGACCGGCTCATCCACGACGAACGCGAGTACATCACGCGGATGAGACGCAGCACCCGGAGTGACATCGACGTGAAGCCACGCATCCAACGCGTGTACGAGACGACCGTCGCACTGCAGACGGAAGGGGTGACGCCCAGCGGCCACAAGGTGGCCTCACGGCTCAACATCCCCCGGAGCACCGTGATGGGCGACGTGCACAGGCTCGCCGGCATGGGATTGCTCGTCAACGCGCGGACCCGACGCGGAGGCTTCCTCGCCACCGGCAGAACACCCGATTGGAGTGACCTGGATTGAGTCCCGAAACATTAAGCCTGCCGGAATGGCCGACGGTGTGCGAACTCACCGTGCCGGGAGACCCGCAGTCGAAAGGCCGTCCACGCGTCTACCGGGGACACGGCATCACCCCGCAGAAAACCCGGGAGGCCGAGAACCGCGTGTACACGGAATGGCGCAACCAGTATCCCCGCCTGCCACCCTACGAAGGGCCGGTCTGCCTGACGCTCACATTCTGGACGGCCACACGGCGCGGACGCGACTGGGACAATCTGGCGAAACTGTTCACCGACGCGTTGAACGGCGTCGCCTACATGGACGACCGGCAGATCATCGAAGCCAGCGTACACGTGCACCGTCCCGACCGGCAGGTGCTTGGCACGCACGGCAGGCCACGCAAACGGAAAAACGGCGATCCGCTCACATGGCACGGCCAGCCATACACGCCACACACACAGGCAAGCATCTATTTCAAACAGGAATACACACCCAGATAGGAGAAAACACCATGAAAAACACCAGCGAATACGTCGTACAGACCCTCATCGACGACGAAAACATGAGCGCCGACCTCGCGAGCCTGTATCCGGCGGCCAGCAAAATCGGCGACGCGGCCGCGGCATTCATCGACAAAGCGGACCAGACCATCGAAAAGAAAGGTCTGATGGGCACGCCTGCCGGAACCGTCGCCAAATGCATCGACATCTGCCAGAACGTCGTCAAGGAAGGCGCGGCCATCAGCCGGCTCCTACGCAATCCAAGGACCTGCAACACCGTGATCGTCGGCCGACGATACGAGGAAACGAACCCCGCCACCGAAGACGACAGCATGACGCAACCGACAGCGGAGGACGTGAAATGAGCAAGCAGATGGGACACATGCCGTACTGCCGCACATGCGGACCATTGGGGCCGGCCATGCGAACCACGCACGCGTTCGACGTCGTGGAAACGCACCGACGCTCCTACCCGCACCACCAGACCAGCGTCATCCCCACCAAAACCAGCATCATCGTGAAAGGAACAAGCAAATGAGCGCGCAGAACCTCGAAACATTGGCCAAACGGTACGTGGAACTGAAAAGCCGCATCGCCGACCTGCAGGAAGAAGCCGACGGATTGAAAGCCGAACTCATGGAAGACCGCGAACCCGGCGAATACGCGGCCGGACCGTTGACCGTGAAAATCCGGAAAGGCAAACGCAACCTCGACGCCAGAGCATTCGAACGGCGCTTCCCCGTACGACAGTACGCCGACTGCTATCGGATCCAACCGAAGGCATTGTCCGACATCGTCAGCCAGGTCGGCGAGCCAGCATTGAGCGGATGCGTGAAGACCGGTACGGCAAGCCTGGTGGTCGAATGATGCGCGTCCCAATCAGCCAGGAAGCGGTCGGCCGCGCGCTCAGCAAAACGCTCGACCATTACGACAAGGCGCCCGGATTCATGGACGAAGCCTACATCATCGACACACAAGAGGCGGGAGACCTGGCGGCTTTCCTCTGGGCCCGTCTCGACGAGGAATGCGGAAGGGTGGGATATGAGCTCACAACTCGACCTTGAAACAGTCATGAACGCCAACATGGACGCCGCACACGCCGACGCCACACCATCCGCTTCGCGGGAATCGGACGAATGGAAGGAAATCCGCCTGATCATCGAAGCGCACATCGCCAACCAGCCACGCAGCCTGCAAAAGGAGATCGGGCCAAGCGAACTCGGCACCGACTGCCTCCACTGCCTCGCCGCCAGACTCGCCGGATGGGAGAAACGCCAGTCGGCCGCATGGCTGCCATTCATCGGCACATGCGTCCACGAACGATTCGAACACCTGTTCAACAACCGCAAGGACGAAATCACCGTCCCCGACGACGATGGAGGAGAACCATGGGCCGTGAAACGCTTCGAAGCCGAAAGACACGTCGACGTGGGCAGCATCCACGGACTCCACGGCCATCAGCCCATCCACGGCAGCATCGACCTGTACGACGCGGAAAACAACACGACCATCGACTGGAAAATCACCGGCCCCACCACAATCCGCAACGTCAAAGCCAACGGTCCAAGCCAACAATATCGCATCCAGGCGAGCCTGTACGGCATCGGATTGGAAAACGACGGAGAACCCTGCAAAAGGAACGCCATCTACTTCCTGCCCAGGAACAGCGTCAGCCTGGCCGACGCACTGCCGGTCGAATTCGACTTCGATCCGAAACCCGGACGGTGGGCGCTCAGCCGCGCGCAACTCATCACCAACCTCCTCGACCTCATCGAACAAGAGGACGGAACCGAAATGCGCGACGCGTGGATACACGCCCTGCCAACCAGTCCGACCCACTGCTTCCAATGCGGCAGCTGGCCGGACGACCAGCTCGGACAACTATCCGAACTCAACGAAAACCAATATCCGGCATTGCCGGACAAATGGCGGCAGGCAATCGGCCTGCCGGAATCCACCTACAGGAAAACAGAAAGGTAAAAAAACACAATGTTCGGAACGCAAAACCATGGCGGCGGATTCACTCAGCAAGGCGGAGCCGGCTACCGGCCGCAACAGGCGCAGCAGCAGTCCGCCGAATCGTTAAGCCTTGACGACGTGATGCAGGGCGGCGCGCCCAGCGCGTTCAGCAAGGACGATCCGATCGGCACCAGCGTGGAAGGCGAGATCGTCGAAATCCGTGCGGAACAGCAGACCGACTTCACCACCGGCGAACCCCTCTACTATCCCAACGGCAAACCGAAACCGCAGGTCGTCATCCACCTGCAGACCACGATGCAAGACCCAGACCGCGTCGGAGACTCCGGCATTCGAGGCGTGTACGTAAAAGGCTACAACATCGGCCAATTGCGTCTCGCATGCCGTCAGGCTGGAGTCGGCGACCATCCGAACGTCGGAGACCATTTGAAAGCCACTTTCGCCCGCACCCAGCCCGCGAAGACCCGCGGCTACAACGACGCGAAAATCTACGACTACGTCGTCACGTCGAAAAAGACGGCCGACCTGAACACCGCGATGAACGACCCGCAGGCCGCAGGCATGCAACAGTATGCGCCGCAGCCGCAGTACGGCCAGCCAGTCACCATCGGCCAGCCCGCAGGCCTGACCATGCAGGAACGACAGCAGGCCGCCCAACTGCAGGCCGTCGGAAAAAACGTGCAGGAGATAGCCGGACTGCTCGGCAAAACGGTCGACCAGGTCGTCAACGCGCTCGACGCGGGCAGGGGACAGGAGCCTGAATTCTAAAAACAGGAAAAACGTCCCCCTCGACTCCCTGCAGTGACGTCTCACTAGCCAAAAACGTCACTGCGGGGACGGGGTGGACGCAGGGGGACGTAGGCAAAGTCCACCCAAAAATGGCGGAAAATCAACAATATATATATAAAAAGGACAAAAGGACAAAGTGTTTTATATATATATGTTTTTTGTTGTTTTTCGTGTTGTATGTATAGGGACGTAACCGTCCCCCGCAAAAAAGGAGGTGAAAAATGAGAAACTACAGCAAATACTCACCCATCCCCACTGAAGACCTGCCAGCGCAATTCGCGGGAATCTTCCACCTGCTCGCACTCACCTTCACGCCGGCGAACGACCGCACGATCATCACGACCATCGATGGCCGCAACCTTGAACTCATCTGCGACGGCGGCGACACCGCCACCGAACATCGCAAGAAAATCCCAGTCGTGGCCGCCGGCTATCAAAAAGCCATCTGGGAACTACGCGAAGGACATCTCCGCTACTGCCCGTCACAGCAAAGGCTCTGGCGTCGAGACCCAGACACGTCCGACCATGAGGGCGAAAGACTCATCCTCAATTCATGGCATCCCGTGAAAACCATCGAGGATGAATACCATATCGGCACGAACGCGCGCAGCAGCGAACGCAATCCGCTCTACAGTGCGACGATTCTTCGCGAAGCGAAACGAACCCAATGGTTCGACCAAGTCGAACGCGGCGTACGCTGCGACCCATGCGTGTGGGTGCGCCGTGAAGGAAGAATCGTCTGCCTGCAGGACGAGCCGGACATCGCGGTCACGCAGACATTCTCACCGGCAGGAATGGGCAATCAGGCATTAAGGGATGCGAAACGCATCCTCGAATGGTTGACCGTCGACGAGAAGTCCTGCGCGAATCTTTGCCGAATGTTCGCGACGCCATGGCTTGAACCATTCAAACAATTGTCATACGTACTGTCAGGCCATGGCGGTGACGGAAAAACGCTGATCGCCCGCCAGGCGATCCTCGGCGTGCTTGGAGTCGGGAAAGTGTTTCCCGGTTTCAACGTGCAGGGCTATTGCACTGGCGGCGGCTACACTCTGGGACGCGAGTCGATGAACGACGAGATGGACGGCAAGGCTTTCGCCATCGACGATGAGGCTTGCGCCGTCACGGAGGACATGCTGCCATTGCTGCGTGCACTCTCGACAGGCTCGCAGGTGAACGCCCGCGTCACGGGCGGCCGTTATCGTGTGATGACGCCATCGGCCACATTGCTGATCCTGACGAACATGCAGTTCGCCGATTCAGGCGAGAATTCCGATACGCGTCGTTTCATCAAAGTCGAATTCCACCAGTCGAAAGGCCGCTCGTATGACGAATATCATGCGATCGAGGGATTCTGCCATCGACATCCCGCAGCGTTCTTCGTACTGTCATGCCGCCTGTGGGAGCGTTCGGACGAGCCGGAGATCGTGAACCTCAGCCCTGCCCGCACCATCAGCGACGAAATGTATTGGCTGATCAGCGAGATCACGTCGAACTACGAACAGTATGGCGTGCCGGTCGCTTCCAGGAACGACTATCGCAAGGAGTTCCACACGGCGGTGCCGCAGTCTCTGATGGACGTGCTGGGCTTGGAGAATTCGAAGACCAAGGCGCTGCCGGGCAGCCAATGCCGCGTGGTGCGCGTCGCCGACCAGAATCGCTTCGAAGTGTATCGCAAGGCCGCTCTCGATAACGAAACGGAGCCTGCCGACACTTGGTGGCAGACGGCATTGTCGAAACCGAACCGCGACAGTCTTGAAACGTTGGATGATGTGGGCGACTGTCACGATCTGGCCGGCATCGTCGAATCCGCGTTGGCCGGCAACGTCGGTTTCGCACCATGCGAAGGCAAGACGCGAAAGACCGGCGGTCCGGTCGATGGGAAGGTGTCGCTGTCGTGGAAACGGTTGAACCCGTCGGACGAGAGCCACACGGATTCGACTTTCATCACCGACAAGATGACTCGTTATGCCGTCATTCCGCTTGGCGACTGTTTCGTCATCGATTGCGACAAGCCTTCTGAGGCTGACGGTCCTGATGGATGGCAGTGCCTGCAGGCGTTGGCCGGCGATTACGGCTCCCAGGCGTTGCCGGCCACGTTGGTGACCAGGACTCCGCATGGCGTGCACTTGTACTATCGCATGCCGGCAGGCATGGACGTGAGCCTGCTGAAGAACGCCGTGCATGAGCAGAATCTGCCGATCGACCTGCGCGTCAGCAACAAGGGCTATGTGATTGGTCCGGGCAGCGTCATCGATGGGAACCGGTACGAGCTGGCTGATCTGCCTGCGGGCAGGGTGCCGGAGGCGAGCGATGCGGTCATGCGCATGCTCAAGGATTTCGGATACACGAACGAGCCAAAGCAGGAGGCTCCGTCGTTGAGCCTGGACGACGTCATGGCCGACAGGCCGGCCGCGTCCCGATCGCAAGGCGTGCCGGACATGAGCCCCGTGCCGGAAGGCCAACGCAACAGCACATTGCACGCCTGGGCGTACGGAAGGCTGAAGAACCATCCGGAGAACGAACGGCAGATCCAGGCCGACCTGTTCCAGCGTGGCCGTGTGAGCGGCCTGCCGGACGGCGAACTCGACCAGATCTGGAAATCGATCAAACGAAACCTCGGATAAGGGTAGGAACCATGATGGGAATCATCCGAAAACCTGACGGTCTTCTCGACGAGGCGTCCGGGCCCATCCCGGGATTCGTCATGCCGATGCTTTTCCGGAACGGCTTGGAAGATCACCGGCCTCGTCGACTGGTGGCGGAATGAGCCGTAAACCACCATTGTGGATGCGCCGGTTCGCGCCGCCGGGCAATCCGGCGCACCTCGTGCCGGCCGTCTGCTCATGCGGACGGTGGATCTTCAGCGAACGCGACGTGGTCTGGCAGTCATGGGACGCCGGCATCATCGCCGGCGACGACCTGATCGCCGCGATCATCCTCGGCCGGCAGCTCATCCGGATCCGCCGCATCGAGCGGACGGACACGATCAGAATGGAAACGGTCGAGGGACCGCTCGGCATCAGCCCGGACGGAATGTATCTCGGCGCGCATGAATGCGGGCTCAAACCCATCAGCGTCAAACCCGCCGACATGAGCGGAAGCGAATTCCACTATTCGACCCTTGAAGGGTTCCCGACGATACGGCCGGATCCCGACAATCCGGACCCGTGGGCGGGAATACCCGAAACCGGACCAATGTTCGATTCAGGATGGCCGCAATGCTAGAATCGCAACATATGGGCGAAAAACTGGAAGCAACCACAACATGCAATGTGTGTGGCGGGGAGTGCCGTATCCAAACCACGATGTGCGACAAGTGCGAGAACACCTTGAGGGGATGGATCCACGACTATCCCATCTGGATCCACGCCCTGCGCGAATTCCTGGATTCGACGGCGCATTACGGAGGCCATCAGCCCGGACGCGTTAACCTGCCGTCCGCACCCACGCCGATCAGACTCTCGGTCGTTGACCATCTGCAGGAGATCGAGGATGCGGTGACGGCGTTGTGGCGTCGACTGTATGCGCCGCCGGCCATGCCATGGGCCACAGGCATCGCGATCCCGCCCATCGTCGACAAGCTCAAGGCATGCTGGTCATGCCAACGGTTGAACCGACTGCCGGACATCGGTTTGATCTGGCATGACTGGCAGCGGTTGGCACGCAAGACGATGAGCATCATCGACGTGCCGCCATCCAGGCACGGCATCGGCAAGTGCCTGAATCCCCTGTGCGGCGTGGAACTGAGTGCGGAGGTCGGAACGGCAATCGTCGACTGTCCGGTGTGCGGCAACACGTACCGCGTGGTCGACGTGCGATTGGGATTCCTGCGGGAATGCATCGAATCGGGCAGGACGTTCACGGCGGGGGAGTGCGCGCAACTGCTACGCGAATGCGGGTTCCAGTGCAATGCGAACACGATCCGCTCATGGCGCAAGCGCGGCAGGCTCCAACCGGCCGGCGAGAACGAGAAGGGACGGCCATTGTACAGGCTTTCCGACGTGCACCGGCAGGTCGTACGATACGACTCGATTTGACAAAATCGAAAGTGCAACGCATAATTGTCAGTGGATCAGAGGGTTCAAACCGAGGCGACTTGGTTTGAACCCTCACTCATATCCACCGATGGATTCTCCTGACTCCTTGGGTTATGCCCCGTCCTGTCCGAACGGCATATCGGACACGCTCCGCCCACTCCCGTCAGAGTGGGCATACCTCAATGCGGCAGGCAAGCCAAACCCCCATGCTTCCGTGATGCGGTGAAACCCAAAATCGCCTGTCCATGCCTTCGTAGGAACCAGTGGCAGATCGCACCGGCCGCGAGCCTTTATCGGACTCCCCTACTTTGCGGCCGCGCGCATGCGCGGGTTCGAATCCCACCGAAGACGCTCCATGAAACAAATCCGGGATAGGGGCATCGACAATCCGGGAAGGGGCATTCGCAGATGACGGGAAGCCCCTACAAGACACGGGAGCGTCCATATACGGGAGCCCCCATACCGGCATTCCAGCAAGCCGACAGCGAAGATAGCCGTCGGCAAACCCACGACACCCCGGGCTCATGCATGTGAGGAGGACACATGAGCAAGCGGCGCAACGAGCGTGTCAACAACGGCTGGCGGCGCAGACAGCTCAGGACAAGAGTGCTGGCCGCATACGACGTGTGCGCCATCTGCGGCAAGCCAGTCGACAAGACATTGAAGACACCACATCCGATGAGCGCAGAAGTAGACGAACTCATACCGGTCTCACGGGGCGGCGACCCATACAGCTTCACTAACTGCAGGCTCACGCACCGCATCTGCAACAGGATGAAGAGCGACAAGACAGACGAACACGCACGAAAGCTGCTGGCCGGCAAACAGACCATCAAACCAAGCTTGATGCCGTTCAAAACGTTCGGCATCTGACCCGATACCAGGGCAGGGTACCCCGGCCATACCCCCCTGGGGTATCCTCGGGTGCAGTGCCGATATTTCTCTTGACATTTAAGCGTAACGAACTGGGTTACGCATACGTTGGATGAAAGGCGGAATATGGCCTTTTTCAAAGCGTCGGCATCTGACATAGAACGATTTGATAAATACTTCAGAAGCACTGACCCCAGTAAATGCCGGGAATGGGACGGTGCTCATCACCCAAAGGGATATGGCGCATTCCGTCCGGCAAGGACGTCCGTTCCGGCACATCGCTTCGCATATGCATTGACTCATAGCATGTTTATCCCGGATGGGATGGTGATCGATCATGTCTGTCACGACCGTTCATGCGTTGATCCAGACCATTTGAGAACAGTGACGGTTCGGGAGGATTCCGAATATCGTGTTTCCTGTAATAAGGACAGCAAATCCGGAATCCGTGGCGTCTACTGGCGTGACGGTCGAAAAGCATGGCAGGTTGAGGTTATCGAGAATGGGAAGGCATACGGGGGAGGTCCGTTCAAGACGCTTGCACGGGCGGAAGCCGCCGCGACGGGATTGCGCGAGGAACTCGGGTTCCTCACTGGTTTTGGAATGAAGGAAACGCAATGATTTGCGAAGTGTGCGGTAAGCAATTCAGGCCAAGTGGCAAGGGCAGCCAACAGAAATATTGCTCCGCGAAATGCAGGCAGAAAGACTATCGGCGTCGGAAAAAGGATCGGCCCGCACAGGATCGGAACGGTAAGCCGCCCGTCAAAGCCGTGGAAACGAAACGGAAGCCGGAGCAGGATCTCGACCAGCGGAGCTTCGAACGGATGATGGACGGCAGCATGCTGGACATACTGCGAGACAACCGTGACCGGCTGCTCAAGGCCATGGCCGATCCCGCGACGCCGGCGAACGCACTGCCCGCGATCAGCCGCCAGATCATCGACGTATGCGAACGCATCGAATCGCTCCAGGCCGGTGGCCTGACCGACCTGCTGGACGATGAGGAAGACGAGGTGACGGACGATGTCGGAGCGTCGATTGTCTGAAATCGCCAAGGTCCTCCGCCAGCCGGAAGGCATCGTCGGCAGCGAGTTCACTCGAATCAACAAAGCCGCGCGCAAGGCCGGCATCCGTTTCGATTTGTGGCAGCAGGGCTTCTTGTGGCTTCTGTTCGCCAAGAACGCGGAAGGCAAGTATGCGTGTGGTTCGGACGGTGCCGTGCTGTCCAGCTGCAGGCAGATCGGCAAGACCTTCACCGTCGGCACCGCGTTGTTCCTCAAGGCGATACTCACATCGAACCTGAAAGCCATCTGGACCGCCCACCATACGCGTACCAGCGACGAGACGTTCGCGGACATGTGCGAGATGGAGCGTAATCCGGTGCTCGGCCGGTACGTGGAACGCATCCGCAGGGCAAACGGCCAACAGGAGATCACGTTCACGTCCGGCAGCCGCATCATGTTCGGCGCCCGCGAAAACGGATTCGGCCGAGGATTGCACAGCGTGGACGTGGCCGTATTCGATGAGGCGCAGATCCTCACAGTGCGCGCGATGGACAACATGATTCCGGTTTTGAACACGAGTCCTAATCCCCTGGTCGTGTATATGGGCAATCCACCCAAGCCGGGGGACCAGTGCGAGGCGTTCACGGAGAAACGCATGCACGCGTTGAACCATGACGGGAACCTCCTCTATGTGGAGCTCGCCGCCGACAAGGACGCGGATCCGGACGACCGTGAACAGTGGGCTAAAGCGAATCCCAGCTATCCGAAACGTACGAGCGAACAGGCGATCATGCGCATGCGCAACAACCTGTCGGACGATTCATTCCGTCGTGAGGCGCTTGGCGTATGGGACGAGACCGCCACCGCATACGCCATCAGCCCCGACCTGTGGCAGGCCGCGGCCATCGACGACGTGCCGGATGGGGGAACCGTGAGTTTCGGCATCGACATGCCTCCGGACAGGAGCGTGCTGACCATCGGGGCCGCGCTACGGTACGCGGACGGTTCGGCCATCATCCAGATGGCGAACATCAAGGACGCGCGGCAGGCGGGAACCATGTGGGCCGTGGACTGGCTCGCGGAACGTTGGCCGAGGACCGCCAGCGTGGTCATCGACGCGCAGTCGCCCGCCATGAGCCTGCTGCCGGAACTGAAGAAAGCGCATGTGAAGGTCACGGTCACGAACATGCAGGAGATGGGCCGCGCATGCGGCCGGTTCCTTGACATGCTCAAAGCCGGAACGCTCAAGCATCCGCGGGACGAATACCAGCCGCAGCTGGCCGCAGCCGTCAAGGGCGCGACCACGCGCCCTTTGGGACAGTCCGGCGCGATCGCCTGGAACAAACTCGGCAGTGACATCGACATAACCTCGCTCGTGTCCACCACGCTCGCCCTGTATGGGGCGTGCACGACGAAACGACATCCGGGAAGACGACAGATCATCGGAGGAATCTAAATGGGCGATATCCAGACAACGGCGGCGCCGGACGGGTGGAAACCTACGGGAGGGGCCGGAACGGTGCCGAAACTCGTCGTACCGACGCACATCGACGGACTCTCCGGTGAGGAGAACGCGTTGTTGCGTGAACTCGCCGAGGTGTGGACGCGCCATGCGAGCCGCAACCGGACACTCACCGCTTACTACGAGGCCAAGGAGCCACTGGTTGATTTCGGACTGACTGTGCCGAAGTCCATCAAGGATCATTACACGCCGCTTGGGTGGGCGCGCAAGGCTGTGGATATGCTCGCCGAGCTTTGCGTGTTCGAGGGATTCGTCTCGCCGGGCGTGGACGACCCGTTCGAACTGCAGGACTTCATGAGCCGCATCGGATTCACTAGCGTTCTGCAGCAGGCCATCCAGACTGCGCTCATTCACGGCTGTTCGTTCCTCAGCGTCGTCCGGGACTTCGAAGGAAGACCGCTCATCCGCACGCATACCGCGGAAAGTTCGGCCGCCGTCTGGGATTATCCCGACCGGCGGGTCAGGGCGTGCATGGCCATCACCGACGTCGACGACAACAATGAGGCCACCGGACTCGTGCTCTACATGCCCGACCGTAACATCAGCGTGCGGCGCCGTCTCGGCTACGGGTGGCGCGTGGACGATGAGCAACCCACCATCGACAACGAGTGCAGTGTGTTCCGCCTCGCCTACAAGGCCACCGAGGTCAAACCGTTCGGACGCTCCCGCATCAGCCGGGACGCCATGGCCATCATCGACGGTGCGAACCGTACCATCGTGCGCGCTGAAGCGAATGCCGAATTCTACGCGTTCCCAAAAATCCTGCTGACAGGCACTTCCGAAGAACTCGCCTCGTTGGGCACGGACGACGCGTTAAAGCTTTATATGGGTCGCTACAGCATGATCAGCAAGGACATCGACGGGCAGTCGCCGACCGTGACGCAACTGGCCGCGTCGAGTATGGATCCGCATCTGACGATGCTGAAAAGTTGGGCGGCGATGTTCGCCAGTGCGATGAACATTCCAGCCAGTTCGCTAGGCATCGTGTCCGACGCGAACCCGACGTCCGCCGACGCGACCGAGGCACAACGTGAGGACCTGATCATCGAGGCGCGCCATTGCGACCGGGATTTCGGTGAATCGATCCTGCAGGCAGCCCGTCTTGTGGCACGGATGCAGGATCCGTCCGTGCCCGACGAGGAGCTGATGAAACTGCAGGTCGACTGGAAGAACCCGAACACGCCGTCGAGTTCCATGAGCGCCGACGCATTCAGCAAGCTCGCTGGAAGCATCGACTCGTTCGCCAACAGCGAGGTCGGCATGACACGTGCCGGATTGAGCCGAAGCGAGATCGTCCGGCTGAAGGCCGACCAGCGCAAGGCCCAGGCCGGTCAGGTACTCGATCGGATTCGAGGCATGCGCCAACAGACGGGGCGGCAGGCCGATACGGCGGCGAGGGAAGGCGGTATGAATGAGCCCGAACAGTCTGAACCTGCCGCCGGAACGACGCAGAAGGCTTGAACTCGACCTCAATGATTTGTACGAGGATTACACGGACACCATGAGCCGCCTGCAGAAGGAGGCCGGCAACAGTGTCTCGGGCCTCGTCTGGGACGGTGAAAGCCAGGAGCTCGTCAAAGCGGAGATCAACCGGTATGCCGACGCCGCCGGCAGGCTCGCATCCGACTACTACGGTCACGTACGCGACCTGTGGGCGCAGTACGGCGGAATCGATATGCCGGAATACGAGCCGTCTTCCGTCACCGCCGACCGTGCGGTCTGGCAGATGGAAGGCGGTTTCAACAACACTGACTTCATGGGATTGCGCTACAAGGATGTCATTCCGGATGAAAACGGAGTCGTTCACAACAACGCCGGAAGAACCATCGACGACCTGTGGCCCACGTTCGCTGACGAGGAGCAGGCGTTGGAATACGTGCAGAATCTGATTCAGACCGTCGGGCGGCTGACCATGCAGAGGGCTGTGGCCAACGATCCCACCAAGCCTCGCTGGGCGCGTGTGCCGCGAGGGGCCAAGACATGCGCGTTCTGCCTTATGCTCGCCTCGCGTGGCTTCGCTTACCTGAGCGAGGACACCGCCGGACGGCAGATGCAATACCATACGGACTGCGACTGCGACATCGTGCCAAGCTGGGGCGGCAGCAAACTCAAAGGATACGATCCGGACAAGTATCGTGAAATGTACCAGGCGGCCAAGGCTGCGGCCGGCGATGACGGCGACTGGCGTGACACGCTAGCCCAATTGAGACGCATCTATCATGATGAGGTCAATGATGGCGTGACTGCCCAGCCGACGATTCGATGGAGCGGCAAATCGATTCCAATCAGTGCTTCCGAACTATCGAGATTGTCGGATTATAGCGTCAGGATGCCTGGAGATAGGTTCTCCGACGGCGAGAAGATCGCGGCCTTGATGGATTGGACCGGAGACGGCTGCAAAAGTGTCAACGGCTACCTGTCCGGCGGACGAAACCCGTCGAAAGACGTCATCCATCGGGTCGAATGCGTCGACGAGGCGATATCCGACCATATCACCCGAGAACGTTTCACGGTCGACAGGCAGATGCTGTTGTCGACGTTCCACGTCAACGACATGGAGTCGCTTTTCGATTTGAATACCGGTCGCACCTTCGAACACGTCGGCTACATGGCCGTCAGCGTCAAGGGGGGAGGCGTCGACGTTGATGGGGAAGACCGCATCGCCGCAAGGATCCTGGTACCGCCGGGAAGCGCCGGCGTGTATGTGGAGCCGATCACTCAGCATCCGGGAGAATGCGAAATTCTTCTGCCGAGAGGAAGGGCTCTTCGTTTCGAAGGGCTTGGAGCGTCCGACGGCAGACCGATCGTGTATCTGAGACTGCTATGATTGGGCCTATGGATCGTTCCGACCGTTTCACGTTCATGCCCGGTGATTTGAAGGAAGTCGCCGATGAGCGCCATCTTGCGGAAATCAAACGCAAGCATGGCGATATCTCCATGCCGCAGGACGAATATGAATGGGTCAGGAACGAAGGGAAGAAACGCTGGTCCGTCGGCGACTATGTGTCGACCGACGAGCTGCGGTCCGAATACGCGCGAAGAAAAGCGTTGGGAAATCTCTGAATCCCAGAAAGCCATCACGTCGAAACGTGATGGTTTTTCTTTTACCTTTCACACCCCAGCGATGGGGTGGGGCGCAGCCATGCGCGAAACCAACAAGAATGGCCGTCAACTCGCCGGCGTCAGGCGTGGAAACCAAGAACAAGCAAAGGAGCCACCAACCATGGCAGAAGAAAACCAGGCCGGCGCAGACGGCCGACAGGAGCCGGAACAGCGCATTCCGGTCCCAAAGGACGTGAGCAACGCGAAGCCGAGGACCTTCACCCAGGAGGAAGTCGACCGCATAATCAACGAGCGTCTCGGCAGGGAACGCGGCAGGAAAAGCGACTACGAGGAGCTCAAGGAGAAGGCCGGACAGACAGCCGACCTCGAATCGAAACTCTCCAAGGCGCTCGAGGAGAACGAGAAGCTCAAAAGCGAAGCCAAACAGGCCGAACACGAGAAGGAGCTTTCCACGATACGCGCCAACGTCGCGGCCAAACACGGCATCACCGATCCGAGCGTCCTCGCGGGCGACGACGAGAAGCAGATCGGCGAATACGCCGGGAAACTCATGAAGGTGTTCGCCGACATGCGTTCCCGAGGAACGGTCGCGGACCAGAGCGCCCGCACCGGACAGGCCAGGGCGAAACGCTCCAGCCGTGAGGATTTCGTCAACGCCATGAGCAACACGCTCCTGTGAGCCAACCAGCAAACAACATTCATTTGAAAGGACAAACCATGACGGATCCGTCCATGACCCGAAAAAGCAACGGTCTAGACCTCACCCCTGAAACCCAGGCGGAGATCTGGCAGACCGCAAAATACCAGAGCGCGTTCATGCAGCTCGTGCCCGAAATGAAGCTGCCCGGCAACGGCGCTCGCGTGCCGATCATCATCGGCGACCCGGAGGCCGCATGGGTCGCCGAGGGCGCCGAGAAGCCTAAGAGCGGCGTCACCTTCGGTAAGAAGGACATGCTGCCGTACACCATCGCGGTCATCATGCCGTTCTCCAACCAGTTCCGCCGAGATTTCGGCGCTCTCTACGACCAAGTCGTCGCGAAGGGTCCGGGAGCCATCGCCCGCACGTTCGACAAGACCATCATGGGTCTCGTCGACGCTCCGGGAGCGGACTTCGATACCCTGAAGAGCGCGCAGACCGTCAGCATCGGCAAGGACGTGTGGAAGAACCTGAACAAAGCCGACGACCTCGTGTCCGAAGCGGATGGGACCGTGGACGGTTGGGCGTTGAGCACCCAGGGTCGCAGTGTGCTCCGTCAGGCGACCGACAACAACGGACGTCCCCTGTTCCTCAACGGCACCGCCGCCTCCGACGTGAGCACCGTGCTCGGCAACCGCACCTACATCAGCGGGGGCGTGCACGTGCCCGCCGTGTCCGGGACGCCGGGACCTGCCAAGGCAGAGATCCTCGGCGTGTGCGGAGAATTCTCCTCCGCCGCATGGGGTTCCGTAGAAGGAATGCAGACCAGCATCTCCGACCAGGCGTCCATCACCATCGACGGCAAGCAGGTAAACCTGTGGGAGCACAACATGTTCGCCGTCCGAATCGAAATCGAAGTCGGGTTCCGTATCCGCGACATCAACCGCTTCGTACTGCTCACCGCCTGACGGAGTCCGACATGACTGTCGAACAAGACGTGTTCGCCACCTCCGTCGACCTCGAACAGAGGTGGCGCAAACTCACCGACGGGGAACGTGAGAAGGCCGACACGCATCTCATGGACGTGACCGACTACATCAAGGAACGCTCCCCGAACTGGCAGCGTCTCCAAAAAGAACGGCCACGCCTGCTGACGAAGATCACCTGCGACATCGTCCGCAGAATCATGCAGGCCGACCCGTACGACATTCCCGGCGGCATCACGCAGATGAACCAGACCACCGGCAGCTTCAGCGAACAATACAGTTTCGGAGCGCCCACCGGCGATCTCTGGCTGCGCGACGACGAGAAACGCATCCTTGGCATCAACGCTCAGCGCGCGTTCAGCGTCGACATGGCAACGGGGGAGACGTCCTAGTGGAAACCATCGAAGTGTGGCGCGGCCGGCCCGCCACCGACACGGACGGCAACCCCATCCAGGGCAAACCCGCCCGCGTCGGCACGTTCCAGGCGATGGTCGCGCCGACCTCCACCATCGACCGGACCGAGGAGAACGCCAGCCCGCAGACCATCGAATACACGATCCACATCCGCGGAAACCAGCCGACCGGCATCCAAGCCACCGACCTGATCAAAATCAGAGGCCTTCTCCTGCCCGTCAAAGGAAAGCCGCAAGTGTGGAACAACCTCCACGGACGCCACATCGGCGACGTCATCACCGTGGGCGAACGGGAAGGATAACCCATGGCCAAACGATGCAGATTCGTGTTCGACCGAAAGGCATTCAGCCAGCAGGTGCTGAAGAACGAGACCCTGCGGGACCGCATGCGCGACGCCGCCGACGAGGCCGTCACCGACAGCCGGTGCATGGTCCGCGACCATGACGGCGCGAACCGGAACGGCGTGGCCATCCTCTGCCCCGCACCCGTGGAGAAGGCGCACGGCATATTGGAGGACACGCTCGGAAGGATGCGCGTATGAGCATCCCGGTCACTCCCCGGCGTACGGAACCCCTGCTCCTGCCCGAACTGAGGACACTGTTCCCGGACGTGACGTTCGACACCATCGAACGAAGCGACCTCGAACCTCCCTTCACCGAAGCCACGCTGGCCGACTCCATGCAAGGCATGAGCACCCCGATCTCGCAGTACGTGCGGCTGCGGTTGAGCGTGCGATGCATGAGAGAGGACCATACGGGCGACTGGGACAAGGCCGCACGCGTGTGGGCGGCCATCGCGAGGGAGATCATCGGGCTTGGAAACGTCGCGCCGCTCATCGACGCGTCACTCGAATCCGGGCCGGTACGCATGACGGACGAGGACAAGAGACTGGTGTGCGCGTACGGCGTGCTCCTGCTCGAGGTCACCGTCAACTGAAACACAACCAAAGACAACGTGCCGCCACACGCGAAGAACGGAAAGGTGCAGACTAATGTCTGACAACAACGAAGAAACCACCGTCGCCGTGCAGGGCGCGACCGACTACGGGTACGTGTCCAGCGGCAACACCGCAGGCAACGTGCGCCTGATCAAGAACTACGCGCTGTTCCTGTTCCCCAAGGGCGACAGCACGTTCGTGGCTCCGACCGGAGTGGCCTGGACCCCGCCGGCAAGCAAGAAGCCGATCGGCTACTCCACGGAGGACGGCGCCGTACTGCATCCGGAACCGGGCGACAGCACCGACTACAAGGCCCACAACGGCGACATCGTGCTGTCCGACACGGATCCGGGCTACTGGACCCTGCAGCTCGCCGCCATGGAGGGCCGCAATGATGTGGTGTCGGCCTACTTCGACGTGGACGTCGATTCGGACGGCGGCATCAGCATCAAGGGCGCCGGATTGAAGAAGGAGTGGATCCTCGTGCTGGTCGCGCTCGACCAGCAGGACCGTCCGTTCCTCCTGTACGGCACCAACGCGAAGGTGAGCGACCGTGACGACGTGAGCCTGAAATCCAGCGAGATCATGAACTTCAGCATGACGTTCAAGATGCTCAAGGGCACCAACGGCGAACAGTTCCACGCATGGGGCCTCGTCACCGAAGACGCCAAGTAGCCCATTGATTCTTCCCGTGCGGCCGATGGCGGTCGGCCGTACGGGACACCCATTCAACCGCCAACCATTAGAACGGAGCCAACATGAGCGACAAAGAATACCATGTCGTGGACGTAGACCTGACCGAAGCGGAAGAGCTCAGACCCGACGTGCATCTCGAGGTCGCCGGCGTCAAACTCGACCTGCCGAACCTTAACAACGCGGAACTGCCCATCGAACTCGTCCAGGCCATCCTCCTGGTCAAAAGCAAGCCAATGCTCTCCGACGAGGAAACCACGGCCTGCGTGAGCACGTTCCTCGCCTACTTCCAGACGATGCAGCCGAACTTCTGGAACGTGCTGCGCAAGACCAAACGTCCGATGGCCTACCTCACCGCGACCATCAAGGCGTGGGCCGAGGAATCCGGACTGGACCCAAAAGCGTTTACCTCGCCCACCTCTGGAACGACAGTCGCGCGGCACTAGCCTACGACTGGATCCGAGCGTACGGGCGGATCTACAGGCCCGTACGCTTCCGGGAATGGGTTGAAGGCCAACGTCCACGAGTCGATTGGGGACTCGCCTGGGCGTTGACCCGCGAAATCCTCAAAGACCATACGAGCCACTCGTGGATGGCGTTGCAGAACGCCGTCTACGCGCCCGACGGGGCCGAACAGGCGGTCTGGACGCTGTCCGGACAACGCAAACGCCCATGGTTCGACCACGAGCACGACCCGCTCCGCCCGCCAACCCCGACGCACAACCTCACCCGCCGTCAACGCGAGGACAGGGAACGGCTCAAAGCCTACTTCCACATCAACGACGACCTCTGACTCCGACCGCCATCGGAATCCCCATATACGAATAAGGAAACACGATGGCAGCACAGGACATCGGCGTCGCATACGTCCACGTCGAACCATCCGGCAAAGGATTCGGCAAAAGCATCGAAGGTGACATCGGAGACGCCGTCAACAAAGCCTCCAGGAAAAGCTCCAGCACCCTCATTTCGAAGATCGGCGGAGCATTCGGCAAAATCGGCAAGGTCGGCGCAGGCGCGATCGCCACCCTCGCCGGCGGCATCACCGTATTGGCCGCCAAAGGCGGCTTCACCCGCGCCCTCAACATCGAGAACGCGCAAGCCAAGCTCAAAAGCCTCGGCCACGACAGCGCGAGCGTCACCGAGATCATGAACGACGCGCTCGCCTCCGTCAAAGGCACCGCGTTCGGATTGGGTGACGCCGCGACCGTGGCGGCAAGCCTGTCCGCTTCCGGCATCAAGGAGGGCGGGGACCTGACCAAGGTTCTCAAGACCGTGGCCGACACCGCGCAGATCAGCGGCAGAAGCCTCACCGACATCGGCATGATCTTCGGTTCCGTCGCCGCCCGAGGCAAACTCCAGGGCGACGACATGCTCCAGCTCATGTCGAGCGGCATCCCAGTCCTCCAAATGCTCGGCAAGCATCTGAACAAGACCAGCGCAGAAGTGTCCGACATGGTCTCGGACGGCAAAATCGACTTCCAAACCTTCGCTGACGCCATGCAGGAAGGCCTAGGCGGCGCCGCACTGTCCGCAGGCACCACGTTCGCCGGCGCCCTGGCCAACGTGAAAGCCGCGTTGAGCCGACTCGGAGAAACAGCCGCCACGCCAGTCCTCGACGGCTTGCGCGTCCTGTTCAACCAAGCCGTCCCACTCATCGACACGTTCACCGCAGCCGTCACGCCGACCCTGCAAAAAGTCGGAGCGGCACTCCAGCAAGGTCTCGAGAACGCGATACCCGCCACACAGGCGAAACTCAAAAACCTTGGCGACACGATCTCCGACATTCCCGGCTTCCAGATGCTCGCCTCGGCGACGGCCAGCCTCAAAAGCCAACTCGCCGGCCTCTGGAACGCGATCGCATCGCTCATAGGCGGACTCAACAATGGCGGAGAAGCCGCCGTAATGTTCTCCACGACCGTCGGCGCGCTCGCGGGAGTGGTCGCTTCGGTCGCGCAGGTGTTGTCGAACGCGGCGGGATGGGCGAAGACGTTCGTCAACACGTTCATCGAGACGGGCGCGTTGCAGCCGTTCCTTGGAAGCCTGACCGGCGTCATCTCCGGATTGAGTTCGCTGGTTTCCGGATTGGCGGCCGCGGTTTCGCAGGCATTCGGTTTCAACGACAGCGCGCGCACCGCCGGTTCCGCGGCGCAGAGCTTCGCTGGACTGTTGAACGTTTTGACCGGCGTGCTCATGACGGTGGGAGGCTGGCTGCGGTCGGTCGGACAGTGGGCGCGGCAGAACGGCGCACTGGTATCCGGCGCGTTGAAGGCCATTACCGTCGCATTGCTCGCGGTCAAAGGCTGGGATATCGTCTCGGCCGGGCTGAAGACGGTTTCCGGTGGACTGAAGGCCATTTCCGCGACTGCCTCCGGTGTGGAGAAGACCGCTACGGCCACGTTCGATTTGATCGGCAGGATCTCCGACGCGGGAAGCGCGGCTGGAACACTGAAGCAGCTCGCCGGCTCGTTCAATATCGTCAAGGCAGCTCAATCGGCGTGGAGCGCGGTGACCAAGGCCGCTACCGCCGTGCAGCTGGCGTTCAGCGCCGCCTTGGATGCGAATCCGATCGGCATGCTTGTCGTAGCCATCGGCGCGGTCGTCGCCGCGCTGACATGGTTCTTCACCCAAACCGAAACGGGCAAACGACTCTGGAACGGTTTCGCCACATGGTTCATGGGAGTCTGGAACCAGATCAGCACCGCATGCCAGCCGATCCTGCAAGCCATCGCCGCATTCATCACCCAGACCATGAGCCAAATCCAACGAATCTGGCAAACCGGATGGACATTCATCACCACCATCCTCCAAAACGTCTGGAACACGATCGGCCCCATCATCATGATCGCACTCACCGCGATCATCACCGGCATCCAAACATTCATCGCCACCATCACACCGCTCCTGCAAGCCGGAATACAGAACATCCAAACCATCTTCCAAACCGCCGCCACCATCATCAGCACGGTCTGGAACGGATTCTGGAACGCCATATCCGCCGTCGTACAAGGCGCATGGACCATCATCGCCACGATCATCAGTACCGCACTCGCCGTCATCCAAGGCATCATCCAACTGGCGCTCGCGGTCGTCAACGGGAATTGGAACGCCGCATGGTCGGCCATCCAGGGCGTCGCGTCGGCAGTGTGGGGCGGCATCCAAGGCGTCGTCTCCGCCGGCGTCGGCATGGTCAGTGGCGTGGTATCCGCCGCATGTTCGACCATCCGAAGCGTGTGGGCCGCGTTGTGGAATGGTGTCGGAAGCATCGTGTCGAGCGTCTGGGGCGGCATCGTCGGCACCGTAAGCAACATGGTCGGCCGTGTCGGGAGCGTCGTGAGCGGGATCGGCGGAACCGTCCGGAGTGCGGTGTCCGGCGCGGGAAGCTGGCTCGTCAGCGCGGGACGCAACATCATCCAGGGATTGATCAACGGCATCACAGGAATGGTCGGCTCGTTGTATTCCAGCATCACCAACGCGTTGTCGGGCTTGGTGGACAAGGCCAAGAACGCTTTGGGCATCCATTCCCCGTCGCGTGTGTTCCGTGACGAGGTCGGCGTGATGGTCGGACGTGGCATGGCGTTGGGCATCGACGATTCCGCGCATGTGGTCAGCCGTTCCATGGATTCGCTTGTCTCCACGATGAGCCTCTCCGACGTGGACTGTTCGAAGACCGGCAGGCTGAACGTCACGGCCGGCATTGGCGCCGATGCCGGCGACGGCGGTCTGCGGGAACTCATCGCGGCCGTCGATTCGCTGCACGACGACCTCGGATCGATCATCGCCAGGTACACGCCGACGATAGGGGACCGCGACTTCGCAAGGAAGGTGAGAAGTGCAATCGTTTGAATACGTGTGCGCGGCCACGGGTGAGCGCATCGGCTTCGAGGGGCCGCTGTACGGCGAGACGCTCATGGGATTGCGTGCCCGCGTCTGGGACTACAGTCTCGCCTCACGTGGCATGACGGGCGTCATCCGCAAGGCACGCGAGGTGACGGTCGCCGTGAAGGTCCACGATTCTCCAGTCACGCTCGACCTGCTGCGCCGTCTCGCGGACGCCGACATGGCATCCGGGATCCCGGGCACGCTCGTCGCCGACGGCGATTGGGAAGCCAAAGCGTGGATCGCGAAAAGCGAACCGCAATCCATCACGCCCACGATGGTTGAAACGCAGTTGACCATCGTGCTGGCCGATGGCGTGTGGCGTCGTGCGACCATGACGCATTTCACGCCGCGATACGATTCCGGAACCGCCGACCTGGATTATCCGCACGATTATCCGCATGATTTCTCAGGCATGGCGTTGGGTGCCGAGATCGTCAACGACACATCCATTCCGCAGCCGGTCAAGCTTACGATATTCGGACCGTGCGCAAACCCGTACGTCATCATCGGGGACAACCGATACGAGGTCGACGTGACCGTGCCGTCGGGTTCGCGTCTGGAAATCGACGGCACCGGCGATGTCAGGACCGTCACCATGGTCAGCGGCACAGGTCTCGCCACGAACTGTTTCGCGCAGGCGGTGCGGGGGTCGGGCAAGGGTTCCGGCCGGTACGTGTTCCAACCGCTCGCGCCCGGAACGCAGCCGATCAGCTGGGCGGGAGGATTCCAATTCGATTTGACGGTCTGCGAGGAAAGGAGCGAACCGCCATGGACCTGATCGTCACCGATGCCACAGGCAAACCCGTGGCGAGCCACGCCTCATACACGCTCGATCTCGCGTTCGGCAGCGGGGAGAACGACTTCGATCTGCAGGTCGACGACGCCGCGCTCAAGGCGGGGAGCCGCATCATGATCGACGGTACCGAGTACGGCGGCATCATCGACGACACGGATGTCGACGTGGACGGGGGCCTGTCCACCGTCACTTGGCATGGCCGCGACTGGCATGGAGTGCTCGCTTCGAAGATCATCGAACCGGACAGGAACGACGATTATCTCACCTTGTCCGGTTCGGTTCCCGTCATCATGCGCACGCTCGTCAGCCGTGCGGGATTGCAGGGCCTGTTCACCGTCACCGACGAAAGCGTCGACCATAAGACCACTTGCCAGTTCGACCGGTATGTGGACTTGTACAGCGGTCTGGTCAAGATGCTCAGGGCGAGCGGGCTCAAACTCCGGTTGCGTAATGACGGCGACAAGGTGGCCATGAGCGCCATGCCTGTCCGTACGATCGGCGACAGCATCGACTCGGACCTCATCGACTTCACCGCCAAACAGGCGGCGCACCCGGTCAACCATCTCATCTGCTTGGGTGAGGGCGAACTCAAGGATCGTACCGTCGTCCATTGGTTCGCCGACGCGAACGGCACGTTCAGTCACACGCAGACCCTCAAAGGGCTTGACGAACGCGCCGCCACATACGAGTTGTCCAATGCCGGGGCCGACGAGCTCGAGGACAAGGGCAGGCGGAAATTCCAGGAACTTCGGAATGCCAGCACCATCGATGTGGACATTCCCGATGGCATCGACGCGGACGTTGGCGACCTGGTCACGGGTCGTGACAACAACACGGGCCTCGTCGTCACTGCCGAGATTTCCAAGAAGATCGTCAAGGTTTCGGGAGGCGTGCTTACCGTCACTTACGAGTCCGGGGGCGCCAGCGTCGGCGGTAACAGCGGGGAATCCTCCATCGGGGATGGTGGCCACGCCTATTACGCTGGAGCCGGTCTCAAACTCGACGCGTGGACGTTCAGTGCCGACGTGACCAGGAACGACATCGACTCGCTCAACAACGCATTGTCGGGTAAACAGCCGAAAGGCGACTATGTTACCGGTCTGAAAATCGGTTCGGTGGATACGCTTGCCCCTGGCGCGCAGGCAAGCGCGTCGCTTACGGGCGTCGGCAGTGATAAAACCTTGAATTTGGGGCTTCCGAAAGGCGACCGGGGTCCGCAAGGGGAGAAGGGCGACAAGGGCGACACGGGACCACGGGGGGCCATCGGGGCGACCGGGCCCGCCGGTCCTCGGGGAGAGGAAGGAGCGGCCGGGGAGCGAGGGCCGCGAGGCGTCGCCGGTCCCGAAGGCCCGCAGGGTCCTGAAGGGCTGAAAGGTGACAAGGGTGATAAAGGCGATGTCGGCCCTGCCGGAGGAGTAGGCCCTGCCGGCCCGCAGGGTCCGAAAGGCGACACCGGTCCTGCCGGACCTGCCGGAGCGGCAGGCCCCATCGGTCCGCAGGGCAAGCAGGGAATACGGGGGGCGCAGGGATTGCAGGGTCCGCAGGGGCCGGTCGGCCCGCAGGGTGCCAGCGGT